TGAATAGCTCGATTCGAGCTATATAATAATCCCAACAGCGCGGCGCACAGCCAGCACTGATCCTTGGGAGAGATGAGATGAAAGACCTGACTGGCACCTTCAAACAAATAGATTGGGCAAACAGCATCCGTCGCGACTTCGTCGAGAGCTGCGAGAAAAGCATCGCAAATTTCGCCCCTGACTTCCCCGCTTACCTGAGCGCTGCCGAGAAAAACGAAAAGCTCCGCACCACGGAAGTGCTGGCCAACCGCAAAGCTCAGCAGGAGAAATTCGCCGCACTGTTGGTTGCCGCCGAAGACAAGACCACCGCAAAGTTCTGGATCGAGAACCGCAGCGATCTGGCCGCAGCACTGACCAAAGGTGCAAAGTAATGAACATAGGCCCGTTCACTCTCAACGTAACTGAGCGCCTGAATCTCTCAGGCGCTCCCCAGGAACGCTGGGAAATCAGCTACAGCGGCGAGCGATTCGCCTGGCATCACCTGCCGGCTGGCGCGAAACACAGCGTTATCGCCGCCGCATTTGCTGACGACATCGCGGCCTGGTGCGCTGACCTGCATGATGAAGCCCCTGCGGCCGATACCCCGCATGAGCCCCACCTCCGGCTGATCGATGTCGCCACCGATGAAGTGCTCGGCTCAATGCCATGGGCCGCTGAAGTGCCAGGCCTGCGCAATGCGATCCCAGGCGAGCGCTACCCCACCTGGCTTGTCACCAGTTCGCAGCCACAGATGGCCATGCCGATGAGCGAAGAGGAATTCGCCCGGCTGCGTCCGGCAATGGTTGCCCTGCACACGGAGCGCCTTGAGCGGGCCGACGATGAACGCCGACTCATGATTGAGAACACCCCCGCACGAAGCTGGATAACCAAGCTGCTCCCCGGAGCCATTCTGACCAACAATCCTGATCAGTGGCGGGCACCAACAAGCTGGGAAGTTCGACACATCGTCGGCGAGGGATCGCTCACCGGAATTAGCGGCGCGAAAGCAGCCGAGCTGGTTGGTATATCGCCAACGAACTTCCGAAAATACACAGCCTCGGACGATGCAAAAAATCGTCAGAAAATGGGGTTTGCAACCTGGCATTCACTACTGCACTCGCTCGATATCCAACGGATGAAGCAATGGAGCGGCCAGTGATCAACCTTGCCGAGCTGAGCGACAGCGAACTAGCCGCGCACATCTCGGCCGCGATGGCCGAGTTTCAGCGGCGCCTGAATACTCCGAAACCTGTCGAGCATAACGCAGCGGCGCCCGCCCCCGAGGCGCCAATCGCAAAACCGAAGCGCCCAGTCAAGACGCCCGCCGAAGCAGACCAACGCTTCGTTCGCGCCTGCCTGCGCTTGCTACGCAGTCAGGGCTACATCAAAGCCGCGGATAAAGACCGGTACCGCGAAATCGTCAAAAAGCACCCGCGCTGGACGAAAATCAACGGCTACCCCGATACCCTACGAGGCAGCACCGCTAATCACTGGCTTGACTTCAACAACCCGCTGGATGATAAATAAGACTCTGCCGAACAGGCAGCTTAGAAGTACTTCTGTGCAGACTGGTTTTTCCTGCATGCACTGCTGAATAAGCAGCTTAGAAATATTGATTTGCACCTATGTGTTACTTCAACTGCCGAGCAGGCAGATCAAGCCCCGCCCAGCGCGGGGCTTTTTATTTCTCTCATCTCAAACCGTCATACGATTTCTCGCAAGTTGATCCCGCTATTCCTCGCCGGTCGGCGATGTCAGCATAGAGTCGAACAGCCTCTCCGAGCCGGACGAGCACGTCGGCTCGCACTCGGGCGGCGCCTTCGGCTGCCTGGCCGAGCTGGGCAGTGATGGAATTGCCGGCGTCACGACTGCGCTGCTCAGCGGCTGCGAGGCGCAACTTGAGCCGCTCAAGAGCACTACCAGCACGCTCAGCATCGCCACGCGCCGCAGCCAGTTGTTGCTGGGCTTCTGCATCTGCTTTCTCCGTAGCGGCTTGGCGCCGCTGGTTTTCCTGAATGACGAACATCGCGGCGCGCCGGTCGCGTTCTGCCACTTCGGTGCGGTAGTTGCTGTGTGCTGACTGCTCACGCGCCAGGCTGACCTGTAGGCTCGCGATGCGGATCTGCTGCACGCCGCCTACCGCCAGGGCGAGCACAGCGCCAGCGATCCAAGGCCAAATCCAGGCTGGCACAAGCTTCAGCAGTGCGGTCATGACATAACCTCTGCCAGCGCCCGCTCGTACAGCGAATCCCAGGTCGAGCGATGCGGCTTTCCAGGTCGCCAGGTGCGGATATACAGATCCCAAGCCCTTGATGTCTCGCCAAGTGCTGGCAGTGACCACGCGTCCGTCCATAGCAGTAGCCTGGCAAAGGCTGCGGCCAGAACGTCGTCATGCTCTAGTCGCTGGTAGACCTGTTCCGGTACTGGCGAAACGCCGCGCTTATCACAAATTCGCACGGCATGTTCACGGCTAGCGGCATGGCGCAGCACGCCGACCACGCCACCGCCGCGCTCAAACTGCCAGAATCCACGCGCAGGGCCGCCGATCTGCCGGCGATGCTTGAATCTCGACTCCTGCAAACCGATAGCCAGCAACATCACCTCGGCCTCAATCGACGACATGCGCGCAGGCAGCAGCGCGAGCGCAGGCGCAATCGCCTGAGCCCGAATCTCAGATAGGGTCATGATTTCTCCAGGCACAAAAAGCCCGCACGGCGGCGGGCTTGGTGGTAATGGCCTATGCTGCAGTCTTAACCGAAAGCAGGGAGGCTATATGGGACTGGTAATTGAGAGAAAGCGGGGGCAGGCAATACATATCCTGTTCGACGAGAACATGAGCGATCAGGATATGCTCGATCTTATCCGCTCCGGCATAACCGTGAGAGTTACGGATATAGGCAAACACGGCACGAAAACACGGATAGGAATCGATGCCCCTGAAGCCATCACTGTTCTTCGTGAAGAACTACTCGAGCGGCATCGAAGCTGCGGCTAGCGACTCTACTGCCTGAACATCCGCATCAACTGCGGCACGACTCAACGGGTCGAAGAAATCCTGTTCGGGGCATTCCCACACCATGTACGGTGTGCCATCGAGTTTGAACCGCTCGACGAGTTCTAGGATGCTCCCGCATGCCGGGCAAAAACGGAACGTCATGTCACACCCCGTATTGCGCACGTAGCGCAGCGTAGTCGGTTTGATACTGAGCCTTGCGGGCGTTGTACTGATTCGTGATCGCCGCCTGTTTTGCTGCCTGAGTTGCGCCGCCAGCCATCGCGGCAGTGCCGAAGGCCTGATTCAGGGCAGCGATATCGGCCTGATACTCGGCATTGAGCCGGGCTGCAGAATCCTTGAATGTCGGATCCGGCGGCTGTTCAGGTTCTGGCACAGGCAGCGGCCCAACGAAAAATTCACCATTGATGATCTGCACATGCAGACCATCGCGCATGCCCGCAAGCCCCTCTTGATATTGCTGCTCACTGATTTCAATGCCACCCGGAATCGGGTCTTGCCCGATCCAGCCATCTGCTGCATACGGCATTATCGAATCCTCATGTAGTAGTCGGCCCCAATACTTTTGGCGCGGGTTTCGTTTGCAGTGCGGGGCGAACCATTGACACCATCCGTCACTGGGTCTCCCGTCGTCAGATCTGGTCGCTGGTAATTACCCGGCCCTGCCGTGTTGCCTCCCGCCGGGAGATATGCAGCGAAGTGTGTAGCACCCGATAATGGGGCCATCCGGTGCCCCTGAAATGCATCCGCCAGCACCGTCCCGCTATTACCCGCACGAATCACGCGACCCTCAGTATTGATCAACCGCACTGTCTGCCCATTCAACGGGCTGCCTGCATCACTGATCACAGCTGTGGCCTGGACTAGGGGCGCAGAGCCGCTGACGCTCTCAGACGTCAACACGCCTGTGTTGTAGCTGTCACTGGCAGTCAGCTTGATGTAGCGATAGTTCGGATTGTCCGTCGGTGGAATCTGCGCGCCGGCCAGGTGTGTCCAGATCGGGAAAGCCATGCCCAACGGCAGCATCTGCCACCGCAGGTCATTGAACTCCGCCACGGTCATCTGCCTGGTTTTCCCGCCCACCAGCACGAGCGGTCGACGGGCGCCCATCAGAGGGTTACCGGCGCATATTCAGCGGTGATCAGCTCGGTCGCGCTGGCGGCACGGCCCAAGAACTGGCTGAGTTTGCCGATATCGGTATCGGGATCCAGTGGGGTGCTGATCACGCCGCCGGCGGTGCCAAGGTAGTAGTCGGCCCCGGCAGTTAGGCCGCTGAGGGCGGCGTTGGCGGTGTTCAGACGGTACGCCGTGCCGCTGGCATCGGCATCGACCGCCACGCGCACATAGCCCCAGGCCGCACGGCCGTTGCTGTTGTCGGCGAGGCGCATTTTCAGCGTGCCGGCATCTGCAAACAGTTCGACGAATTTGCCGGCGCCGATAGCCTCGCTGGCAACCGCAACTACCACGTTGGCGCCGATGCCTGCCGGCATCACCGAGGAATCCAGTCTGCCGTCCGAACCGAGAGCTGGAATTTTGCCGGCATCCCCCGCACCAGCCGACGTAACGATGGCCAGCACGCGCTTGAGCTTGCCGCCTACGAGATCGATATAACCTTGAGCCATGATGGCTACTCCTGTTCCAGTTGAATTCCGGGTTGAATGTTGAGAGTGATGCGAGTAGCCGATACCGCCGCGCCGATCAGCACGGCGAACCCATCGACCGGGGGCTGTTGAGTGAGAGCGCCATCGGCGCCGAGCCACACCAGGCCTGGCTGCCAACTCCAGCCGGCATCGTCGATGGCACCAGAACGCTGCACATTGATCGTGTCGCCTTGCTGGGCAGCGGTGAGGGTTACGCCCAGCAGCAGGTCGATGCGCTCACCGTCTCGGGCATCCAGCTTGAAAACCTGCCCAGCCAGTTCGTACACGACACGAAGTGCGCTGAGCGTTTCGCCAGCGACACGCTGGAAGGCAGAACCAGCCTCTGGCCCTGGCTCACCCTGACGCCCCGGCGGCCCCTGCGTCCCAGCCGCAACAACCAAAGCCGGCGTTGCTGTCGCCTCAACCAACAGCACGAACGGTTCACCCCGCACCACCACATCAGGTGCAGCAGCCATGGCCACCCCCTCTGCGAACGCTCACCGGCCCATCGAGCCAGCGGTCTACGTCGCCGTTCTGCCACGTGATATCGAGCGTGTACGTCACGCCAGCCTGCGGGATAGCCGCGCTCTGTGCAGGCGTAAGCACGATCATCAGGCGCCCCACGCCGAGCACCTGCAGGCCTTCGTTGGCGATGGTCAGCTCAAGGCTGTAGCCGTGGCCCGTCAGGGTGAGCTTGGCGCTGGCATCGGTCAGGTCGACGCCTGGCTGATACACTAGCCAGCCGCCACTGGCGTTCTGGCCTGCGCCGTTCAGCGCGTTGATTTCAACGGTGTCAGCATCGATCACCCCGACCATCCAGGGCGCCTGCTGCGGGGGCTGGCGGTTCAGCGCGGTGAAGCCGGACACCCCCTCAACCCAGCACGGCCACTCGGCGGCCAGGCCGTGCTCAGGGACGGTCAGTTTCAGTGACGGGGTTTTCTGCACATCGGTAATGGCTTTGCGCTCGAGGCGCGGTTGGAGCAGGAATAGCGGTTTTCGGTTTGTTGCCCCGGGAATCACGGGCAGGTCTAAACGGGCCGGCGTCATGGCTGGCTACTCCGAGTGATAGTGAGGGTTAGCGCAGTCGCACGTAGCCGGCGTACTGGCTGACAGCCAGCGTGCGCGAAGTGGTGCCAGCGGTTTTGCTCAAGCTGGCGGTAAAGCCAAGGCCAGCAGTACCGCCACCGAGGCTGCCGAGCGGCACCGTTGCAAGGGTGGTTTTGCTGGTGCTGCCCCAGAACGGCCGAGTAGCAAGCTCCATTTGCGTGTCATTAAGCAGCAGTACCAGCACCGTGCCGGATGGGCTCAGGGCTGCCGAGGTATTCACTTGCTCGAAATCCTCGGCGCCCTGGTAGCTCAGCACCAAGTTGCCGTCGTTGACGAGCCGAGACTGGCGCAGGCTGATCCCGCCCAGGCCCGGCACGCCCAGGGTGATGTCAACCTCTAAGTCCTGCGCGGCACTCGGGGCGGTCGGCAGAAATACGTTGATCGCGACTTCGGCCGCCGCCACGTCCGCCTTTTCGATATCGGGCACGGAAGCAAAACCGGCCGCAGGGCCGGGCGCGGCGCCAAGCGTGACGGTGCCGGTGGCAGTGGTGCCGGTGGAAATCACCAACTGCCCATCAGCAGACTGCACAGACGTAGCGGCACCACTGCCTGATGCCGAGACATAGCCATCGACAACGCTCAGCACGCCGGCAACAGCGCTGATTGCTGCTTGAGTGAAGCCGAATGCAGAGGCCACTGCCACGCGGGCATAGGCGCCAACACCGGCCGCAGACCAGAACAAATCGCCCTGCCCCGCCTCGCCCTGCTCCAGGCGCTGCACGAAGTTGCCTGGCGTCCAGCCGAGCGCGTCGATCTGCGATTGCAGATCCTCCATCACTCCAGCAGTGATGCTGCAGTAGATCCAGCTGCCATCTGGCCAGTCCTGATCTGCGCTGCCCTCAAGCGCGCGCGTCAGCGTAGCGATACCCGAAACAACCGCCGCATCGAGATACTCGAACCGCGTGGCATCGGCGCCGCGTGCATCGCTCATAGTCAGCCGATAGACACCATCGGGCAGTGCCAGGGCGAGTTCGGTCACGCCGGACGCCAGGGCAACCTGCGCGGCGTAATTGCTGATGAACTTCATGGGTTACCTCAGAAGAAGGTTACCGGCTCCCCGCCGGTTGAATCAGTCACAAGCTCATGTGTGAGCGGGTGGTAAGCCTGGCGAGCATTGAGCCCTACAGGGCCTCGCCCTGCGGCGCTGGCATGCGGGTAGTGAATGGCCAGCTCATTACGCACCACCACGTTCGGCGCACTGGTGGAATGAAAGCGCAGCAGCCGCACCCCGCCCTGGGTCGTTTCAAGGTAGTGGAGGCCCACATGGCTGCCACCGCCGCCGGCATCGACGTTGCTGAACGTGATGGTGGTGCTGAGGTTGTTCTGGTCACCCGGTGCTGTAGGTAGCTTGCCCACGTTGTTGATGCGGCTAGACGGCCCCAGGGTTTCAACTATCGAGCGCGACGAGAAAGCCTCGGCGTATGGCGCAGGCGTCGAATACGACCCGGTGATCGGCCCGGAGATCGTGCCGCTTACAGGGTCAACACCGGTCGAGCCACTAGGGGCCAGCGCGCCGCTCAGCCAGCGCCACTGGCCGCCCGGCATCAGCCGCGGGCCGCCGCCGACATACGATGGGCTACTGGTCGAGTAGCTGTACGCAAGCCGCTGCTCTGCCTGCTCGGCCAGTGTTGCCTCGGTCTGTTCGATCACAACGCCATCGCGCAGCAGATCAACCTGAACGTTCAGGGTCTCCGACACCGTGCGGCCTACCTCGCTGCTGAAGCTTCCGGTAAACATCACGTCGGCAAAGTCCGCATCGTAGGTGGCCGTGCCGGTGATCGAGCCGCTGACGTCGCCGGCCGCGGACGGGTACTGGCAATCCAGCGAGTAGCGCGTGGTCGCGGTGTATTCCACCAAAGCATCAGCATCATCGAACATCAGCGCCACCAGTCGCCCAGTTCGCGCCGCCGTGTAAAGCGCACTCCCCACCGGCAACCGCTCCGGCTCAGTCGAGGCAACGCTGCCGTCAACCTCCAGCAGGCCGGTAACGGTCAGCGTGTAGGTGCCACCACCCGGAGGGAATTTCTCAACCGAGGCCGGCGGGCTCATATCGCCAATAGCGATGTACGTGCGCATTTCCCACCAGGGCGACGCCGGGTAGTCCTGCTCCCAATCGCCCAGCGCCTGTTCCTGCGTGCGCAGCACCGTCATCGTTGCGGCCAGGACGCCGTCCGTGTCGGTGATTTCGATCTGCAGATAACCAGTCGGCAGGGCGCCGCCGGAGGACAGCCGCAGCAGCGCGCGGTCGCCAGTGCTGGTAATGCTCGTCACCGTCACACCACGGCCCGCGGGGCTGCCCGTTTGCCCGTTGTCCGGCACGCCAACCGGCAGGCTTACCGGCGCCGTCTCAATCGGCTCGAAGTGCCCGAACGGCTGGCATTCCAGAGTCAGCGCAAAAGGCTCGCCAACATTCGCCGAGGTGGTGATGGTGATGCCGGGCTGCACTAACCAGCGTTCACCGTTGGACGCCCAGTAGATCCAGCCATCGACCCGCCGGCCGAACAGCAACCAGTCACTCTGCAACAGCGCATAGTTCTGCCAAACGCGCCCCTGTAGCCGTTCGGCTTCGTGGTAGGCGGCGCTCAACGGCACATCGGCAATGCCCGGCTTGCGAATCAGCTGGATGGGCCAGCAGCCTGGCGTTGGTAGTTCGCCCGTCAGGGGCCATGGCACGCCGTCGACTTCGCGCAAAAAGCCGCTGAGGCTCTCACGGATGAGGCCGTGCTGGGTGTTGCCGATGGCCTTGGTTTCGTCCAGTTCAATCACAACGGCGGCTCCGCGAACTGCTGTTTGACCTCGGCCTCGTTTGCATCCTGCTGGGTGATTTCTTTGATGGGGCGGATCACGAAGCTGAACAGCCCATCGACAGTGGTAACGGTACGATCATCCCAGTACTGCCGCGTGGCGTAGTCCTGTTCAACAAGTGGGCTTGCGATGCCACCACCACTACCAGGGTTCACCGCCGGCGGCACGTAGTTGCCGCGGCCCTTCTGCGCCGGCAGTGAGCCGCGCGGCTCGATGGTGCGCAACGTGCGCCGAGCCTTCGTCGGGCGCACAACCGCGTTGATGTCATCAACCTGCTGCTCGCCACGGCGACGAGCAATCATCGCCTCGCCAATAGCCTTGCGCTCAGCGGCGGCCGTTGGCTTACGGGCCTCCTCGATGCCCTTGCGGATCGCCGCGCGCTCTTGAGCCAGTGTTGCCATCAGTTCAGCTCCAGCAGGTCATTGGGGATCGCGACGCGGTAAACGCCCTCAATGGGCACCACCAACTCGTCGCGCTGCTCGGCCGGGATCTCGTCGGCAGTGATCTGGAAGCGACGGGTAAAGCCTTCGCTCACGCCATCGCCCACCGACCAAGTGCCGCTGAAGCCGTCCAGTTCGTCGTCGTAAACCTCGCCTTTGCCACCGATCTGCGTCGGCAGGTTGTCGGCAATCGGGTCGGGGGCTGGCGGCTCTGGCTGTGGCTCAACGCTGAAGGCCGGTGGCGTCAACGGGTCGTTCACATCACCGCCACCGCGCATCAGCGCAACGGTCACACTGCACAGCGCTGCACCACCACCATGATCCAGCCGCCATTGCAGTAGCTGGATCTTGCCCTTGGCCAGGACACCCTGGTCATCTACCTGCGCGGTGTGCTCCAGATCGATGCCATGCACCCAGCCGCCCGGCACATCCCAGTTTGCCGTTGTGCCGCGATGCTCGCCGACGATGGTGGCGGCCGCCTGGTTGAGCAGCACGCGCAGCCCAGCCTGCCGGCGTGGCTCATCACGCACATCGGTGTGACCGCTCACGCCGTCATCAGCAGCGCGACCAGGTGTCGATGGCGCCTGGAATCCTGGGCGCGGGATGCCATTTGAAGTACCGCCAACTGCAGGCGCTGCGGTGTTCACACCAAACGCAGTGGACTCCCAGCGCTCTGCCAGGTCGCTCTCGACGTCCATCGCCAGGCTGTCACGCTGCACCAGCTCGCCGCTGGCGGTGATCGCCGCATCGGCTCGCACATCCAGCGCGTACCTCTCTGTCACAACCTGCGTCCAGCGCCGCGCAGCAGTGAGCGAGAAGCCCAGCAACTGATCAGTGAACGGGTTGTTCCAGCCGATTGGTGGGTCGCACCAGACGCCCTGCGGCATTGTGCGGTACCAGGTCGCGCCACTCAGCAACTGCTGGCCGCTGTCGGTCACCGCATCAAGGATCATGTCGATGTTCGGCAGCTCCGTGGAGTCCAAGAACCAGGCGCAGAAGCCACCCTCTCCACTCAATCCACCGGTAAACGGGTGCTGCCAGTGATAGGCCTTGTTCAACTGCCGCAGCCGGCTGAAGCGGTAGTCGGCCTCGATCAGCACACGGTTCGTCTCGCGCTTGTCTTCGCTGAAGCCCAGCAACACGGTGTCGTAGATGGTCGCACCTTCGCCGAACACATAGTCAGCCGTGCCCTTTGCATACCAGCTGCTAACGCGCGGCACGCCGTAGGCGTCGCACTCCAGCGAGGCGGTGCGGGTGCTCATGCGCTCTTGCGCGTAGTCCCAGTGGCTGCGACCCTCGACCGGCTCGAACACATCCTCAGACCACAGGCCGCCCGTCAGCGAATCAACCTGCTCGACCGGCAACGCCTCGACTACCTCCTGCAACTGATCGCTGCAAGTGCACGATAGAGTACGGTCAGTGCGGTTCCACACCGGGTCGACGATGCGCCCGGTGAACAAGCGCGACTCGCCCAGGTTGTCGAGGTAGTCGATTGTAACCTCACGTTTGCGCCACTCCAGCGGCAGCACCGGGCCAGGCGGCAGACACAGGGTGAACTGCGCTACGCGGGCTCCGCCTTCGGCAGCGAGCACTGAAGTCTCACCAGTAACACGGGCAGACCAATCAACGCCCGCGACAACCACCCGGCTCACCCACTGAATCGCGTTATCACCACCGACCACAATTGGCTCTGGCACATCTCCACTGCCCGGCAGGCTGCCCAGCGGGGCGCCGCCGAGCAAGTCATTACCCAGCAGCATGGCTACACCTCTTCGAACGTGATGGACCAGCTGTGCGGGGTGGCGCTGTTTCCGCGGCTAACGCCCCTACTAGGCGGCGCCGCAAACACAGTGATTGCCGGAAACCAACTAATGCTGTAGAGCGTGGCTCCGGCAACAGGCGTAGCGGTAGCTATGCCATCAACTACCGCACATGGCGTAGCTAGCCAGTCTCGCCCGACCAGTGCCAGAGCCCACGGCGCGTGGTCAGGCCGGGGCGAACTGCTCAACGCCACAGCATTGGCCGAGCCGGTTATGGTTTCTTGCTGCACGCTCAGCAGCTCTATCGGCTGGGTGTAGTCAAGGCCATCCAGCCCAGGCGGCATCCAGCCCGCACCACTGATGGTGCCGCTGCGCTTGCCGCTCCAGTGCGTCATCTGCACAGCATCGCCGTTACCCATCCGAACCAATGCGCTCCCGCGCAAAGGCTCAATGCTCAGGTCAGGCGCTCCGGCATGCAGCACAATCGGCACTCCGCCGAATATCAACATCGGTAGAGGCATACGAGGCTCCAAGAAAAAGGAAGCCCGCACATGGCGGGCTGATTATTTGTGAGTTCTGCCGAACTGCAGCCGAAGCAACTTGAGGTTTTCCGCCTGGCTGGTTGGCACGGACACCTGCATGATTTGCCCACCAGGCAACACGATGTTCATGTCACCCAGAAACTCCCGACCTCCGCCGGCCAACTGCTCCTGCAGGGCTGGGGCCAGCGATGGGATGGAAGGCACCGGCACATTCCCCATAACCCCACCCGTCGCGAACTTCGGAACACGCAGAGCATTCAACTGGTGGATGAGTCCGGCACCGTAGTGCTGTACCGCCCGAGCATTGATGATGCCCTCGCCGTTCGAGATCCGAGCCAAGATGCTGTCGCTGGTACCCGTTCCTGGCCCACGAGCCACACCGCCGCCCGCGAACTGCGGAACCGACAGCTCTTTGATGATCGGGCCATCCGGATGCGCATACCGCACCGGAATTACCACCTCTTTCTGGCTCAGTTGAGCGACCAGCGTTTCAATAGCAGTGCGCACCTGCTCAAGGGTTGCCTCATCGGTTTTCACCGACACGGGCATGTCCTTGAGTTCATTCGCCTGCTCCTTCAGCGCCTGCATCTGGTAGCGAATGTCGGCCAGCTTGTCCTCGGCGTTGCTCTCTTCCAGATCGTTGGCAGCAAGCTCGATGGCCTGCAACTCTTTGATGAACCCACCAAAGCCGTAGGTGTTCTCACCTGCCTGGGCCAGATCCTGCAACATCTTCAGTGCGGCCTGCGCCTGGCGTTGCGCCCCCTCCACATCACCGTTGGCCAGCGAATTGCGGGCGCCTATCTTCAGGTTCTGCGCAGCGCTGTAGCTGTCCTCGCCACCGCTACCCAAGCCGTTCAGGGCCTCCTGATAACGCTGCTCGATCTTCAGACGGTCATCACGCACCTTCTGCAAGTCGCCCAGCGCCTTTTTCTCAGCAGCCACCAGCTTCTTGGCGCCATCCTCGGCGGCCTTGATTTGGCTTTTCCGCAGCGTGTCGAGGTCGCTGATGTACTTGGTGTGGCTCGCCAGCTCCTTATTGCGGACGGACTCAGCAGCAGCCTGAGCAACTTCGGAGAGGAATTGCATCTCGTCGTTCAGGCCAGTTTGCTCTTCGACAATGCTAGCCCTCAGAGCTACTAGGGCTGCCCGCTTAGCCTTCAACTCATCTTCGGAGAAAAAGAGATCGGTGAGCAGGTCGCCTGGAGACCAGGAGTTATCAAGCGACTTATCAATCGCAGCCAGCTCGTTATCGATGGCCTCAAGCTCGGTCACAAATCCCTGCGACTTGGCGACGGTGAACGCTATTTGCTTACCCAGATCGACAAAGTCGCTGGTGGCGCCAACCGTACCGCCCGCCAAAGCGGTAAGCGCAGAAGCAAGGCTCACCAGGTTATTGATCACCTGCGGGTCACTGAGAGTTTCACCGAGCTGGTTGATGCTATTGATCAGCGGCTGAACATCGGCCTGGCCAAGCCCTGCACGCCACTTATCGCCCAGTTTCGTCATAGCGCCGCCAACGGTATCCGGCAGCGTCTCTGCTTCCTTGCGGAGGGTTTCAAGCTGGCCAGTCAGGGCGTCAGTTACCACCTGGGCAGTCAACTGGCCCTGCGCTGCCATCTCTTTCAGCGCGCCAACTGGCACGCCTATTCCGTCAGCCAGAGCCTGCATCAGGCGCGGGGCCTGTTCGGCAACAGAGTTGAACTCTTCACCACGCAGCGCACCGGCGCCGAGCGCCTGGGCAAACTGGATAACGCCGTTCTCAGCCTCCTGAGCCGTGGCACCAGACACCCGAAACGACGTAGACACAGCCTCGGTAAGCCGCAGGATATCCTCCTGACTGCGGCCAGCCTCACGCAAGGGTCGACTGATGCGGCCGTAGAGCGTAACCAGCGACTGGACTGGTGCCTCTGTCGCCTGCGCAATCCGGCTCAACTCGCGCTGTGCGACGTTGAATTCTTCCTGACTGGTAGTCGCCAAGCGCAATCGCGCATTCATCAGGTTGTAAGCATCTGCCGTGCGCGAAACATGCGTAATAGTGGAAACAGCCGCATAGCCCGCCCCGACTGCGCCAATCGCCCCGCCAATCCCGCCACCCAACTGGGAAATGCCACTGGCCCGGCGCTGCTCGGCATTCATTTCACGCAAAGCGCGCTGGGTTTCACGCACTCGCGATGTCATCGAGCGCTGGGCAACGGCCAACTCCTGCACAGTCAACTTGCCGGAGGTACGCAGCAGCTGGTACTGGTTGCGCACCCGGACGATTTCACCCTGCAGTTCGCGGTAGCGATTAACCCCCAGGTTCTGCCGGGCTGCCTCAAGGCCAGCCACACGCTGCTCGCGCGCCAACTGAGCCAATGCAGCAGACTGAGCCCGGATACCCTCACGCGCCGCAACATGGCGCTGAGCCTCTGATGCCGCAGCAGCACGGGCCTGCAGCTCTTGCTCCCGGGTCGCAGCACGCAACGCGCGCAGCTGCGCCAAGGTCTGCTGTACCCGGCGATGATAGTTGGCCTCGGCTTCTGAGCGCTCTTTGGCAGAAAGCCCGCCGTCTGCCATCACTTCGCGGTATTGGCTTCTCAGCCTCACCAGCGCCTGCTGCGTCTCCTGAATCTTGCCTACACCGAGCGCCCGCTGCGCATCCAGTCGCTTTGTTTGCTCTGCAGCTTCAGCGGCGGCGCGAGCCTCTGCCTGTAGTGCCGCCTGAACCTCAGCACGCCCAGGCCCAGGTGCGCTGGCAGCACGTAGCTGCCTCAAAGAAGCGAGCGTCTGGCCCACACTGCGCCGATAGTTAGCCTCAGCCTCGGCGCGCTGCTTGGCCGAGAGGTTACCGTCAGCAGTTACCAGCCGGTACTCGCTACGCAGTTGCAACAACTCGCGTTGCGTCCGCTCGATTTCGCCTACACCCAAGCTCTGTTGCGCGGCCCGTAATTGCTGATCTGCCTGCCCGTCTCCAAGAGCCTTCTGCATCTCCTGGCTCAAGCGCCGCTGCTCTGCTGCCAGGTTGCGCGTATCAACGCCAGCACCCTGCAACTCCCTGCGACGGGCAGCGAGCCGCTGTTGGGCCGTGCCTTCCGCACGCTCCAGTCGGCGCAGCTCACTGACTGCGTCGCGGTACTGCCCAGTAAGTTGCTTGCTAGGTTCTGCTGTGCGGGCCAGCTCGTCACCCAACTCACGCACGCGGTCACGTGCTGCACGGGTTTGCCGCTCCGTACCTTCCAGGCTGCTTTCCAGCTCACGGAAAGCATTCACCTGGCGCAGCGGTTTGGCAAACTGATTGACCAGGCCTTGATATTCCTTGCTCAGCCCGCCGATACCCTTGACGGCATTATCGACATCCGCAACCAGCCGCAGCTCAACATCAGCCATATCTCACCCTTTGATAGCGCGCATGAACAACGACCACGGATAGCCCCAAACACCACGGTGACCAAGCCGAATCAGCTTGCAGGCCACGTCATCCAAGTTGTTCAGGCTGCACTGCGAAGGCTGGCCACCTTGGCCAACATGCGAAAAAAACTGGGGTTGGCCTCCTTGCAGCCTTCCACCAAGAGCTCCAAGTCACTGGGTAGCATCTGCTCCAGTTCCTCCGGTTTCAGGCCGGTGAAGGACGGCAAATCAACCAGGCGAACTTCCTCGAGCAAGAGCTCGTCAACCAAGTTATTGCCGGCCTGAGCCTCGAGCAGGCCACGCACCTGACCCACGGTCAGCTCCATGCAGCACACTCGGCGGCCATCGCTCAGGGCTTTGATCACCGACTTTCCAACAGTGCTTTCACTCATTGCGTTTCTCCGGGCATTAAAAAACCCGCCGTAGCGGGTTTATATGAGGCAGATAAATTAGAAGATGCGTAGAAGCGTCGCGAAGAACGCCGGCACCCCAGTAAACAGTAAAAAAAGGATAATCAGTGCAGGGATGGACGCTATGACCCACTTCACCATGAAGCGAACCATGGCACCAAAACTCATGTTGATATCCACCACCACAACCGGCTGAGCACCAGGGTATTGCTGCTCAGCTTCGTACACTACTGGCGACCGCTTGGCCCGAGCTACATTCGCGGCTTGCTCGGCTTGCCGCTGGGCCTTCACCTGCGCAACATAGCGCTCATGCCCCTCGTAATTCACGCCGCAACTCACGCAGTCATCAGGGCTCTGCTGCACCTCTGCCAACGTCGGCTCGTACTTACATTTTGGACACTGCATCGGGTTTCCCTCCCTATGGATATGGCAGGGACTCTAGCCGATCAGAGCCCAGTTCGAAACATGGCCATCCATGGCCGCGCCGCCGTCACTCCACGTCCTTGATCACCATGTACTGCGAAAGGCCGGTGCCAACCTTGGTGGGGTCTTTCTCCGCCTTGGCCGTGAACTCCATGCCCTGGAACTCGTCACCGATGAAGCCAAGCGTGGCGGGCGAGTGGTTGATGCGGAACAACTCGATAACAACCGGCTTGTTACTGCGCGCCTCGTTGAGGCCAACGAATACCTGGCGGAAGCGCTTACCCGACTTGGTGAGAGCCTGGATAGTGGCGTGCTTGGCGTACGAGTAGTCCACCTCGACGTCCATGCCCGCATCGGTAACCGCACCATCCTCAGCGATGACCGGGAAGCCTGCCGGATCGAGGGTATAGTCGGTATCCAGCACCAAGGGAGATCCGCCTGCAGCTGGAGTCACCACCACATTGGTAGCGCCGGGGTTGCCGAGCATGATCAGTGCGCCAGGGTAGGCCTTATGCTCCTCCCCCGTCGCAGTACCAGCCGCCACATCTACGCTGCTGCCGTACAAGGCACGCCCCATGTTAGCTTTCTTGAAATGACGGGCGTTGTAGTTCACGTTCAGCGAAGCGATACGCTGAACGGATGAGTCCAAACCCCCACCCGGCGTGGTGTAGTCCTGCTCCTCGATCTCTTGAGGGGTCGCTTCGTAGGTCAGGGAGCTGACGTTACCGATGAAGATCAAGCCCTTTGGATCATCGAGATCTTCAAGATACAGCTTGCCAACGCCAAGGTAGGCACCGCGCAAATCAGTCATTGCTCACCTCCTGCTTACCGACTTTGCCTTGACGCTCGAGCCAGGTTTTCTGCTCTTCGGTCACCTTGATTTTGTCACCCACCGCGCAAGGCTTGCCCTTGTGGGTGTGCGGGCCGCTGAGGATCACCTCAACGAGAGTACGCTCTGGCTTATCACCGCCTGGCGCAGCTGCCGGGGCGGCAGCGGTTTTACTGGTCATGAGTCATTCTCCATTCTGATGAATGATGATGTGGAGTTGCATGGGTAACAGCACCGTGCCGGCCGCCAGGCCCTCACCTGGCGGGAACACCTGCGATGGCTCGAAGCTGACTTTCCAGGGGCCTGGGCGGCCCCATGGGTTCGGAACGCCGCCACCAACCATCACGCAACGCGTGATGTCGCACAGCAGCTCTTCGAGCTGATCGCGGTAGTCGTCATCACCGCGAACAGCTCCCACAACGCGCCGGCCGACACGCAGCACACGTGCGTCGCCCGCGTCATCACCCGGCACATACAGGCCGGGCTGGAGGGCGATGAACGGATACACCAGGTCGTCATCCTTCATAAGGTCGGCGAGCCAGCCTTCCTTGATGCGCGTGCCGGCGTCGGTCAGGTACCCATTGGCGGGCGTGATCTGCCCGAGGCGGTCGACCAGAGCCTGATGAGCCTGTTTGATTGGGTTGGTCATAGGTCAATTCGCCTCAGTTGGCGTTCGATCTCGGCCTCGAGCTTGGGCTCGGCATCTGCGCCGATATCGTCGAGCTTGGTGTTGAGCACCTGCGAAGGCGATGGGCCGTGCAGGATCTCCACGGGCAACCGCGGCTTGCCGATACGCTCGGCAATCAAGCCACCAGCCGGCCCGACAGGCGCGATGAACGCCCCCTTGACCAGCTCAGTCCAGCCCTTGCCAACATCTACCCGTACCCCAGCCGCTACACGCTGGCCGTTCTTGCCACGGCGCCATAGCTGCCGGTGCGGGAACTGGCTCAACGTGACGCCGCGCTTGCGCGCGTAGATGATCACGCGCAAGTTTTCAGGCGTAGCCGGGAGGAAGTTGACTTCGTTCTGGATGTAGCTGGGCTTGAGGTTGATCTCGTCGCGGATCTCTCGCCAACTCTGGGTGCGTGTGCTGCGGCCTACGGTGTTGAGTGCTAGCTGGATGGCGCGCCGGAGCTTGTCCGGCGCGGCATCGAAGCGGTTGGCATCACCACGGAACTCGACCCGCACGCTGTCATAGCCGGCCATCAGGTCACCTCCAGCAGCTCCCAGCGTTCGACAATGCCGTCGGTGTCGATGAAGTCATGCAGCTTGAACCGGCATTCGGCCAGATCCAGCAGCCCACCGCGCTTGCCGCTCACCTGATGAGTACGCAGTGAGGCGACAATCTTCACCGAGCGAAACATGCCGTCGGCGCCGGTCACCGCCACGTCACGCCCCAGCATCACCTCGCAGCATTGCGGGGCGCCGCCGGGTGGCGTGTAGGTCGGTTTGCCTTGGCAGCGATCCTCCCCGAACACGCGGAAGAGGCTGTCGTCAGCACGCCGCATGAGCCGGTCGAAGTCGCTGCTCATGGTCAGTCGCCCGAGTTGTCGTCG